GCCTCAAGGTTAGCCACCAAGTCTGAGTTTACTGATGCCATCTTTTATCTCCTATTAATCTGGGGTTTCATCACAGAAGACTTGGCAAACTTTTGCTTCTTCCATGCGTGTAGCACCGATTGACATACAGTAATACACTTGTGTTGCGTACCCTTTGTCAGCGCGTTCATCAATACGAGCAGAGATGTCTTTACCCATACCTAATGTAAGCCCATCTTCTGCCCAAGCAAAACAAGTGCGAACATCAGTTGCAGAAACAGCAAGGCGGTTAGTCATGATGAAGCGGAAACCCATGAAGGTATCTACATCGCCCTGTACCAAAGCTTTTACTGTGTTAAAATCTGCTGATGTGATTTGAGTAGTTCCAAGCAAATCTTCTATCTGCTTTGGGCCAACTGCAATGTAACGTGGGATTGAAGGATCAACGTCCTGCAAGTCAAGCTTACGCTTTGCTTCAGTCAGCTTTGCAACTGTTAAACCATCGTTTGAAGAAGCAGAACCTACTGAGTTAGCCGTGGCATCTAAAGACGCAGTGCCAGAACCAGTCTCACCAGTAGAGGCGGAACCAACCGCAGCAGAGATGATGACATCATCCATCGCACGACCCATAGCAGCAGCCGCCGCTTGAGCGTAAGATGAAGTAGGATCAATCAACATGCGAACTTTGTCCTGATCGTCAATGAGATCAGCATACTCGTAATCCGCTAAAGACAACCGACGACGACCATGTGGTGTGTCAATCTGTGGTGTGTCAGCGTTTCTTGATGTACGAAGCTGTGCTGTAGCTACGCCAATTTGGTCAATGAAAGCATTTTTTCCAATAACATTTTCAATACGCACCGCATCACGAAGACGAGAACCCATCTGCTGTGATAGCATCTGCACGTTTGCAGAATATTGTTGAACAAATGCCGTGGTGATTTGATCGGACATATTATGCCCTCCTTTAAAAACACGGGTTGAGTTAAACTAATTGCGATGCGCTACCCTTACGGACACTTCTAGGTTTTTGAGCCACCATTAGGCTATCGTCTTTCCGATTGTCTTTAGGACGAGCTTCCTCGCTACCCTGCATAACAATCTCCCAATACTTATCGAAGAGCTTGTCAGGTTCTAAAATATCACGTTGTGTGCCAAATTCCAATGCTGTTCTTAAAACTTCTAGTCGCAGTGAAACTTTTTCAAGTGTGTCCATGGATCATTCCCATCAATTCTTGGACTTTTTTAATGGCGTTCTGTCTGCCTACAACATTACGTCTGTCCCAATAAGCGTGCGTTTTGTCGTTCATAATTGCGTCAACTTCGGCTTGCGCTGAAACAGCCGTCATCCCACCAGACTGAGACATTTCAGAAATAGTGTCTTCACTTGTTACGTTCTGACGGAAATCAGCAATATTAGAAAACGCTTTTATTACATCTGGGTTGTTACCTAGCTTTGTGCCGTCAGCCAGTTGAAGTTCCATGATGTCTGACGCACCAAACTGATCGACAACTTTTTGCGCCGCTTGCACTTTAGCCTCAAACTTATCACCCCACTCTGATTGCAATGACGCTGTTGCGCTTTCCATTGCTTGAGCGTTTGCATCGTTAGATGCGTTAAGGTCATTCTGAACAACAGACCTATAGTAATCTAGCACACCTTGAGCTTGGTCTGGGTTAAGGCGTAGCTTGTGAGCTATTTCAGAATACTCAGTAGCCCTTTCTTCTGTAAGCACGTTGCCGTCTGCGGCGATGTTATACTGCGACGGAGTTTCTGGTCTACCCAGCTTTGAATAGATGTTATCCAAATCATCGTCTGTAGGATTAACGGGCATCGGAATTTTATCCGCACCAATTAAACGCTGTGCATTAACGTATGACCGCGCAAGATTGCCCACATCCTTTATAGGAGATAGGCTTGGATGTTCTCTTAAATCTTCTGGAATTGAACTTAAGAAGTCGTTACCAGATCCACCTTGTGCTATTTCTGCGGGAGTTTCTATTGAAACTGTTGCCGCTGGTGTAGCTTCAGATTGGACTACCTGTTCTGCTTCTGACATTAGTTACCCTCTTTCATCATGTTAAAAATGTGCAGTAATACTGCTCTTTTGCCTTCCTCAAAGGCTGTGGCATTGGCATCGCCAACCACATAACTTGAAGTTCGCCAGTTACAACGAACCTCAAGATCTGCTAAGACTTTCTTACCTGACTCTGTGGTAAACAAGTCGTTATACATAACGCGCATTTTTGCTGCTTCTTGCATTATTTCTGTATCATCCTTGTTGCTTGTGCGGCTTGTGCGGCAGTGTAGACATCTTCTTGGTCATTCTGCCTTTCTTGCATTTGCTGTTGCTGTGCGGCCCTAGCCTCTCTCTTCTGTTGTATTTGAGCTTCAGAGTTAAGGACTGTCTTAGGAACGCCCAGAGCGTCAGTAATGTGCCTTACAAGGCCATCAGGGTCTACATGATCGCCAACAGGAAATGATTCTCCCAAAGGAAGAAGTATCTCTAGTGCTTTCATTGTGTTGTTTAAGCTGCTTGATTTCTGTGCTCTTGCAAGCGGAGATACATATTCAATGTCAACATCACGGCCTTCTAGCAACTCTGGCGGTTGAGAAAGCGTTTCTTGTCTCAGCATCAAAGCAAATACACGGTCAATCAGTGGGCGAAGCATTTCGTTCATTAACCTACCAAGAACAGGCCCAATCACCCGCATCCGTTCTTCCTGCCTTTGAACAACCTCTGTTGCAGTCATGTTTACGTTACCGCCTGACAACAACTGGTCTACATAAAACGCTGAACGAATAGCTAACCTTCGTTGCTCTTCCATTTGCAATCCAATAGGGATGTTAGCTCCTACGTTTAATGGGGTAATAGTGTCTCTACTACCCGACCTAAAAAAGTTGAGGCCGCCAGGGTTTGTACGGATCGGGAGGAGAAATCCGTCATCAGGCACTAGAAGCGGAGGGTCTATCTGCTTCTGCGCCGCTTGAATGATGGTTTTAGACATAAGATTAAGCATCTTGACATCTGGCAACGCCACCATAGCTGGCGACCTCCCCATCGTTTCCCCAGTTGCCTTGAGAAAACGTGGAACTATGTAAGGGAACTCTTGGAACCCCTTAACTGATAAAGGCATATTGCTTTCCATGCATATATACACAGAAGCAAATGGCATGTTAGCACTGTCTTCTTTTTGAAAGTTACGCTCATCTCTTGGCATTACAGCATGGAGCAACGTTACTTCATCATCAGGTCTTTTGTCGTAAGTCTTGCGGATATACTCAGTCACGTTGTCATACCCAAAACGCAGAACAGCTTGCCTTGCTGGAATTTTATACTTACGAAATACTGTATCAACTAAGCCAAACTGGTTTTCTGAAATGTGAAACTCAGATATGTGGCGAGTGCTAAAACGTAACTTACCTTCATCCATTTCAACAAACATACAACCAGTTCCAAACACAACTAAGTCCACATACATTTCATGGATTTCTGTTTCAAAGTTTGACTGATTAAAGGCTCTAATCATTCGGTTGCTAGTGTCTTCTAGCCACTCTTGAACGTCGCTGTCTCTGCCAATGTCCATGTCCTTCATTGCTAGATGGAACCAAGGAGTAGCCCCGCTAGTAAGCATACCATGCAAAGACGCAGAAAGAAGGTCCACAGCCTGCAAAGCCGTACCATCAAAGATTTGCTCCATACGCTTCTCGCCTTTACTGCGCTTACGCACAATGTCGGCTTTGCGTGGTAGCATGTAATCAGCAAGCTCTTGGAAGTGTGTGTTCCAGTTTTCTCGCTGACCCTCTAAGGCTGAGAACCTTTTAATGATGGCTTTAGTGTCATCCATTTGACTATCCTAACAATGTTGGCTTTTGCGTGGCGGTTGCGTTAGAGCTACCAGTTAAACCAGCTACGATAGTAGAGCCAGCACCCTTGCGGCGTTTTCTCTCAGTTGTCATAGCCTCTTCTGATAAGGCTGCGGCTTGAGCCATGTTAGGCTCTTCTGGAACCTCTGGGACTGGTGGTGGGGCAGGCATTTTTGGTTTAAACATAGACATAATTAAATCCTATTTCTGTGTGTTTCTTACAAGTACGCCTTCACCAGCAGTACCAGCTTGTCCAGCACGTTTGCCTCTCGTTCTTTTTCTACCCTTAGTCATTAGGGTTTCTGACTTTGCCGCTTGCTTTAGGTCTTCTGACACTAGCGTTGCACCAAAATTAGGGGATGCACCTTCATTACCATACTGGCTTGTATTGTTTGAAAAAGAGTTGATTACGTTGTTCCCTCTATCCCCACCAGAATTAGGAGACGAAACACCGCCAACAACAAACCTGCCAGAGCTAGTATATCCAAACTGAGGCTGTCCCCCCTTGGCAAGGTTATCAAGTTGCTGCTTTCTGTTCATAGAGCCAATGCCCATCAAAGCACTACCCATACCCATTGGAAGAAATTTGCCTAGCATAGATATTGGGTTTTTTATCTGACGGTATTCAAGTTGCATACGGGCAATATCCCGCCCTCTTTTAGAAACAGTTCCATCAAGATTGCTAAGTCCAGAAGATTGAAACAAACCTTCTCTATAATCATCTTTTGCTTTTTCACCCTTGCCAGTAGTAACACCAGAACCACTACCGCTTCTTACAATGTTCCCGTTGCTTTGGACATAAGACTCCTTGCCAAGAACCTGCTCTTCAGCCTTTTGCCTATCCTTTTTTGCTTTAGCCTTTTGAGAAGCGTCATCATAAGATGAGCCTCCACCGCCGCCCTTACCACCCATGACTCACTCCTTTAGTATATGAAAGCCAATTTTATTTTTGTTGGTACGCAACCAAAAACATTGCGTATGCCCCATAGAAGATAACAGATTTTTAAGACAACGAAAAGATACAGTAATATCCCTTACTCCGCCAAGGCATATAAAGTCTACGATCCAAACGTCTTTTCCGTTAGCGTAATAGCCATCAACAGGAAACGTACCTGTTCTTAAATACTCTTGGATGTGGGCTTCTTCTGGGTGAGCAAAGGTTGCAAAAAAGAATAAACTATCATCATCGTTACCACCCAAAACAAACTGGTTAAGATTTATTGGCGTATCAATATGTGTCTCTAAGTCTTCAGCAGACCAGTTCTGGTGATAAGGGCTATCAGCCAACAAACCTAGTATCTGCATATAGACCTGTTCAATCATATCGAAAACGGGTCATATTCTGTCATCGCAACCGATTGCGGAGCTTTAACCATGTTTTGTTTATTCTCCATCCCAACAGCCAAATACCTAAACGCATCTGCGCTGTGGCTCGTGTAATCATGGCGTGGGTGATCTCTAAAAACTTTTCTCTTCTCATCAAACTCTTGCCTGTATTGCCTTAACATCTCAAGACCCTCTACGGTCTTCTCTTTATCAAAGTAGCATTTAGGTAACAACATCCTTGCTGCGTTGATGCCATCTACAATCTTCATCTTAGGAATAACCCTAAACCTAATCCCAAGAGTAAAGGCAGTTTCTAGCCGTGACTTGCCGCTACCTAACTCCCGCACCTCAATGTCATGCGGAGCTAAGTGGTCGCCCCAATGATAATCTTTACGGCGCAAAACTTCAGCGTAATGGTCTAACCCCACCCCACTATTCTCATAATAATCTATAACGTGGACAGCACCGCCCCTAAATACTTGGGCAAACCATATAGCTGTGCAATCATTTATCCCCAGATCCCAAGCTGTATGCACAGGGTATGCAGGGTCATAAGGAACTTTAGTAACTCTGTTCTGCTCATCAGCTTCCGCAAGTAGTCTTCCGTAGTACGCACCAATGATAGCGGCTGTAAAGGAACACTCGAACTCCTGCTCGTACTGCTCTGGTGTCATCATAGACTTGGCAGCATCAAGCTCTTCTTCTTTTACTAGCTTACTCTCAGAAGCTTTTACTACTTTATAGAACCATTGATCAGAGCCATTCTCTGTCTCTGACTTGGCTTGCTCTAGTACATCGTAGAAGTGGTTATGTCCTGCTGGCGTACCCAGAAACACTGCGCCACCCTGTCTATCTGATAAAGCTGGTCTAACAACCTCACTCCAAACTCTAGGGTTCTGCATACCAAACTCATCAAATACGCATAGGTCTAGGTAGATACCCCGTAAAGAATCTGGATTCTCAGCAGACAGGAGCATTACACGCCCCCCGTTAGGAAAGTCCACCCGCAGTTCTGTCTCATTAAATGAAACCCCTGGGATGACACCCGCATAGTATTTAACATAATCCCAAGCGATACGTTTAGCCTGAGTAAAGGTAGGGGCTACAAAGGCCACTCTCGGTCTAGGTAGCTCACAAGTCAGGCAATGTTTAATAAGATGATTAACAGCCCACACAGTCTTGCCAAAACGTCTGTGCATAACAAGCACGTTCCAACGCTTGACGCTCTCATGCATCTCCCCTTGTAAGTCTCTTGGCTTGTAAGGTATCTTAACTTGCATCAGGAGCCTTTACAGGAGTGTATATGTGGATGCTTGTTTTACACTTAGAGCAACTAAGACTGCTAGTTATATAAAACTCCCCGTCCATATCCTCGTCGTCGTGTTCCCCAACATGAATCATTTGATTACTACAATTAGGACAATCCATTATTCACTTCCCGTCTCCCAGACAATACGAACAGTACCATCCCCTATCTCTACACCAGCCCTGTTCTTCTGGTCACCAAAACGGTCAGGCATTAACTTACCAACCTTCCAGCGAACATGCGTGGCATAGTCCCTCAATACATTTGGATCATAATCTTTTCGCTTGTGAAGCGCATCGCTGTATAAAGCATCTAGCTCCTCTACAGCCTTTTCCGCACTCTGTTGTTGCGCTGTGCGTATCTGACGCTCTATCTCAGCATCCTTGCTCATGCGAGTGTAAACATTGGCCCTGCTAATACTTAACTCAGTGCAAGCCGTAGCCAAGCTATGACCATCCATAATCATGTCAGTCAATACATCAATGCGTGTCTGTGTAAGTTTTGCCATAGCACCCTCTCTGCCCTAGCATAGTAACTTAGACTGTGTGTTGCAATGTAGTAATTAACACACATAAACGACGGCCCCGCATGTGAGGCATACCGCCAACCACAGCATCCCCCCTACATACCTGCACGTTCTGCAATCTGTGCAAGCAATGCCGCGTTAAGCGGTGTCTGTTGTGTGTGTGCTGAGACACTCAAACAACGAAATCAACCAAGCAATCAATGCTGTGTTTGTGCTGTTCATTCTGTGTATGTGAAGCGATGCATTGCGGCAATGTTCTGCTGTCCAAAACAATCTATAATAAATATCATGAATGAAGGCTGTTGACAACATGAACAGCGTTCACTACATATAATATTAAGACCGCAACAACAACACAGAGGATCACGTTATGAGACTAGGTATCAACACCACTGAAATGAAGTACGCAATCGAAGCAATCGCTAACGCATCCGGTGATGCTATGTACTCTGTAAAGATGGCAGATGTTAAAAAGGCAGGTGAGGCATTCATCAAGCGCACACCAGACGCTAAGGCTGTTTATTCTGTCAATCATTATGACAAGGCCAGCAAGTCCTATTCATGTTCTGATTGTAATAACATGAACAAGGAAGTCTTTATTAAATCAAGCAAGATAGTCTTTGTCGGCTTTACTTACTAATCATCAACAACACAAAGGATCAAGACTATGCAAATCACATATGAAGTAGAGGTAGAGGTCTGGTTAAAGGTGAGCAAAGTATACTTAGTAAGCGCACCAAATAAGACAACCGCTGAGGCTATAGCTGTGGAAGTAGCAAAAGACGATAAAGGCAAGAGAAAGCCTTACGCAAAAATTGAAAACAGAAACAAGACAGCAAAGACGTCTGTTATTCATACACCAAATCATGTAGAGAAAATTATCTCTGTAAGGCCCACTGAGTGCAAAAAACAATAGGCCGAAACGTGTAGGGCTTGCCCTACTCGTCTGCTGTTCATTGCAGCACTGATGAGGCCAATCATCAGAACAACAACAACAAAAGGATCAAGACAATGAAACAAGATTTTAATCAAATCATCACTGACCAAGTTCTAGGTCTAATGCAAGAGCATGGCACCAACTGGCAAAAACCGTGGAAGGCTAGCGCAGGGATGGGGCACATGAACGCAACAACAGGCAAAGCTTATCAGGGAACTAATGTTTTCCTAACTGCTATCTCAGCAATGAGAAACGAATTTAGCTCTAATGAATGGGCAACCTATAAGCAATGGGCCAGCAAGAAAGCAACAGTCAGAAAAGGCCAGAAGGGGACGCCTATTATATTCTTTGACCGTTTCAAAATTACAGACAAAGAGACGCAAGTAGAAAAGATGATCCCATTGCTTAAAAGCTTCACAATCTTTAACGCTGATCAAGTTGATGGCTACGATCCAAAGCCTGTCAAAGAGATCACACGAAAAGAAAGAGACGCACAAGCGGACGCATTGATCGCGGCAACTTGTGCAAATGTGAAGCATGGTGG